GGTAGATTAGGTTCTTTAAGACAAGCTACAATTAACTTTAAGGTTTGGAATATGAACCAATTAAACGTAGTTGAAGCTTTGTATTTTAGATTAGGGTATTCGATGTTAATTGAGTGGGGACATACGCAATATTACCAAAACAACTCACCCTCTATTCTTCAAACAGATGGAATTTACGGTATTGATGATCCATTTGGTCGGGATATTAGAAAAGAAAAGGTACAGCAAGAAATTGCTAAAAAAGCAAAAAGCACTTCAGGCAACTATGATGGAATGCTTGGTATTGTTTCAAATTTTACATGGGCATTTAATCAGGAGGGTGGATATGACTGTACAGTAAGATTAGTTGGTTTAGGTGCAGTAATGGATTCAATGCGAATTAATCAAGCGTATAAATTACCTAATGGATTAGTAGCTGAGTATAAAAAAAATAAACAGGCTATCCAGGATGCTGTAACAGCAGCTGAAATAGCAGCACTAAAAAAAGAAATAGATAATCTAAAAAAAGTAGATAACACAGAAAAGGTTCAGAATCTACCAAAACCTCCAAAAACATCTGTAGAGTTATTTAATATAGTTGATACTCTCGGTAATAAAAACTACACTACCACGCTAGATTTTCAATCAGCAGAGGCTGCCTTCGTAAAAGAATTTGGTGCACCTGCCATACTAAATTTTGAAAAATCTAATTTCCCAATCACTATTTCTCCTCTTGATTATTATGTTAAGTTTAAGGGTAATTCTGAAGCTGATAATAATGTTTTAAATGAAAAATATGGTGGACTTTGGATAACTCGTAATAATCAATTTAGTGTAGTACGGCTCGGAGATAACGTCAACTTTAACGCTGCAGCTCTCGCTCAACAAATTCGATACTATCCACCTGTCGTATTGGATGGTGATAAGGTTAGTAGCTTGGGTAGTTTAAGTGGATTGTCCAATGAACTTGCTTCATTTCTTGACTACAAAACAAAAACGTATCTACCAGCTATCTATAATCCCAATGACGCCAGTAACGGTTTTCAAAAAACTCCTACAGATGTAGGACTACCTGAAAGTCTTCAAAATGATAGCATTGTTTACCGTCCTGAACAACCTTTAACTCTAAAATTGCCTTTTGGACTTGGTCTCTTAGAGGATAAATATTATGAAACAAAAATATCATGGACTATCACGGATTTAAACGGAGAAGGGTATGTACCAACACAGATTCAGCTTGTAAACGCGTTGCAGGGCTGGGCAGAGCAAAAACCAGTTTTAAACAACATTCTAATTAACTTTAATGGCACGTATAATATAGAGATAACTGGTACTTTTACTACACCTATAAAAGATGTGAAATATTCAGGTCCTAAGGATGCAAATTTAGAAGCATTAGCTGCTGAAAGACACGGAATCAAGGCAGGTGAAAAAACTACAGTAGATGTCACATGGACTCTTAAAACAAACAATACTGGTTTTATATTAGGCGTTAATTCGATTAATTCCAATAATCCAAATACAAATCAACAAGGAACAGCAGCGACCGGTGATAACGGAGGTGCAGCTAATCAATCAACATCAGATCAAACTGATGCAGCAGAGGGATTTGCTTCTGCATTAGAAGCAATGCTAACTATTATTCAGGCAGAAGTGCAAAGAAATTCTTTAGGTGCAGATATAGTTAAAGCCGTGAATATTATTGATGATACTAAGGTTTTTTACAAGGATGGTAGTTTAAATGGAGTATTAACAGCTCAAGAAATAATTAATACAGCATTTGCAGAAGTTGGGGAAATAATAGGATCAGCTGTAGCAGGTACGAATGCTCCTCCAAAAGGTATTCCTTTTGATCTAGTAAAGTATGCCCAAAAAGGATTCAATAGTAATTTATTTGTAGATCCTACATTATACAAAGACATTCCATTTGTGGATTTTTCAAAACTATGCTATGCGTACACAGTAAAATATGGACAAAGTGGTCCTGATGGATCCTCTGACAAAATACACTCTCCTGTTTACATACAGCTTGGGTATCTACTTGCTTTTTTAAATAACATGTGTTTAATATATGACTCTACGCAGGAAGCAGCAGACATAACAAAGACGAACGGAACACTAAAACGTCCTTACGTTTATATTGACTTCAATCCAGAAACAAATTTTTGCTTAACATCACCACAACAGTTTTCTATTGATCCGAACGTTTGTTTAGTACCCTGCAATGTTACCCAAGATCAATTTAATTCCTTATTTCCGCCCTCTGTTAATAGAGAAATTTTTAAACCTTCTGTATTTTCTCCAACTACTACAAACTCTGTATCTCAGTTGTTGAATAAGAACAACTTAAACTATAAACATAATGGTAATCCCTTCCAAGGAAGAACCATGAATATTTTATTGAATACTCAGTATCTATTAGATCAAATTAAGGGTTTTGCAGGTTCAGATGCAGCACACGCAGTTAATCTACAGGCTTTCTTGGAAAAGATTATGCTTGATGTTAATAAATGTATGGGAAACATAAACTCTTTTAGAATTGCTTATAGAGATGATACAAATACAATTCAAATACAAGATGATCAATGGGTTCCAAATATAGAAGGAGAAGCTTCTATGATGTCTAAAGACGCTTATAAGAGTAGTTTAGAAACAAATAAGATAATATCCGGTCTACTACCTATATTCAATACAACTGGCAATACTTTGAGTATGGTTAGACAGTTTCAATTAAAAACTACCCTATCCACCAAGCTAGCGAGTATGATAGCAATATCAGCTCAAGCTAATACTGACTCGGTAAACGCTACAGATCATTCTCAGCTAAGTTATTTAAATCAACACTACCAAGATAGATATAAAAAATATGTTCAAGATCCGTCAAACGGTGCATCTGGAAACAATACAAACACGACAGAATCTGCAAAAGAGGTTTCTAACGACCAGAAGCTAGCTCAGTTGTTTAGTGATCACGTGAGTGGTGTTTATGGTAATGTAGATAACTTTAGCGTAGATAAAATAGAGTCGGCTAAGAATTATTATATTGAACGTATGTCTAAAGTAAAGTCTGGTGATCCAATTACAATAGCCGCACCATTCATACCAGCTGATTTAGAAATTACGATTGATGGTATTAGTGGTATTATAATGGGAAATGCATTTACAATTCCGGAAAACAGACTACCTCTTTCCTTAAGAGGAGATGATGGATTTACAAAAGTAGGATTTATTGTAACTGGTTTGACTCACACCATAGCTGAAAACGAATGGTTGACTAGAATTAAAGGCCAGATGATTAAACTTAGAACTAGCTTAGAATATGGTGCAGTTCAACAAATTACATCTACTCAAGTCATTCCTCAAACTATCGCATCAAATTCTGGAGGCTTAACTGGAGCTGTTATATCCGATGCAGTTAATTTTATTAAAAACCACGAAGGACTAGCTTCCACAAAAAAAGTAAATACATCTGTTAAGAACACAAGTGGAATAACTTATGCATCTTCAAACATTAGTCCAGACTTAACTTTATATCCGTATAACTTAGAAGGAAAAACTAATTCAGATGGAACTCCAGCATTGACTATAGGATGGGGTACTTTTGGTACGTATAGGACAGGAGTTAAAGCTAATCAAAATATTTTATCTACGGATACAATCACTGCATCACAAGCTGAGGATAATTTAAGAACAGAAGTAGCTAGTATTTATAATACTTTAACAAGGCTTGCAAAAAGTAATGGCATCACACTAAAAACAGGACAGGCAGTTGCACTATTAGATTTAGGATACAATGTGGGTGTTGGAGCTATAGAAGAATCTCCTCTATGGAAATCCTTAATAAATAAAACAGCTCCTGATTTAAATGCTATGCTAACTTTCCGTACTAGTGGTTTTGCAAGAGCATTAGGAGAAAGAAGAAAAGATGAATATAATATATTTCTAAGCTAATATGTCAATAAAGTATTATCCATTAACAAGAATAAGAACAAACCTTTATACAAGAGGTGGTGAATTTACTTTGCCTAATGGTAAATCTTATACTGGAAAGTATTACACAACCTACGACAATCAATCGTTCAGTGGAATAAACCCAGCCTTAGGTACCAACGAACCTTTAACTGCTGTAACTCCTAATACTACAAACATAACTATACAGCAATCAACTTATAGTGCTGCAAGTAGTCAAAACAATCTAAATGTAACTCAAAGCGATCTTCAATTAACTCAACTTAATCCATACTTTCCTTTTCCATTAAGTACAGATTATGCAAGAGGTTACTTTACAAGATACTTTGCTAAAACTGTTACAGGTCCTGGATATGTAATAGAAATATCACCAACAGATTGGAGTAAGATTCAAAATGGTAATGTTGATCCAACCATGTTAGGGTATTTAACCACCAGTATTCTTTGGCAATTAACTGGACCTTTAAACAATACTAGAGTCTCTCAGTATCAAATTATAGGTGGTGTTTACGATACTAATAAAAGAACTACAGAAGCAGCAGCTATTAACTTTGTTGGCTTATTATCTTTTATAGGTGGTAACTATACAAAGTTTGCAAAGATTACTCCAAATGTTGCTACTTCAGGAAGTATGTAGTATATTTTAGTTCAAATAAAGGTTACAAGCATGGCATATTTTATTATTGAAACCAAAGAGCAGCTAGCTCAGCTACCTAAGGTAGATAAGTGCTTTGTAGATGTAATAGCACTATCCGAAGAAACACATCCTCAATTAACTTCACCCTGTGTTCTATATTACAATGACCTTAGCAAAGGTTATATTATACCTTTTAACCATACAGAGGCATTTACACTAACGGTTGAAGATATTAAACATCTTCTAGAAGGTACAGTTTATTTGTTCGATCAAAAGTGGCATGCCCAGGTTTGTAATTTGCGAATTGCAAATTGTGTAGACTTATACCAAACACTCTTAGATCAAGAAGGAGCTATCAAATATATTGATTGTTACACAAATGTACACGCAGACTTCTATCGTAGATTCACATACTCAGAAGAAGTTAATGCCTTAATACCAATTTCTAAGCACTATGAAAGGTGTGAATGTATGTTTGAGTCAATTAGACATCTCATTGGAAAGGAGCAAAATTTGCCGTGGTTAAATGCATTTACAGAAGCTTATAAATGGGTTGAAGAACAGGGTATTAAAATAAATGAAAAAATCTTTGATAAGTACTTTGAACCCACTTGGAAAGCTAGATCCGTTAGAAACGGTAAGATTTACGGTAAATATAACTTATATAATATAACTTCTAGGCCAACTAATGCATTTAATGGTGTTAATTTCTTAGCTTTAAACAAGGAAAACGGCTCTAGAGCAGCTTTTATACCTGAAAATGACGCTTTTGTTGAGTTTGACTTCGATGGATACCATCCTAGACTGATTGCAAACCTACTTAATATTCAAGTACCTGCCGATAAATCAATCCACGAACTATTAGGACAGCAGTACTTTGGTAAAACCGAATTAACACCTGAAGAATACCAAGAATCTAAGAAGATTACGTTTAGGCAGATGTATAATGGAGTAGAAGACGAGTATAAACACATACCCTTATTTAAACAAATTGCAGAGTTTGTAGAAGCTATGTGGCTAGAATACCAAGAAGCGGGATATATTACATTGCCCAATAGTAGAAGAATCATTCAAGAAAATGCAAATCCACAAAAGTTATTCAACTACTATATTCAATGTCTTGAAACAGTAAATAACGTAAAAAAGCTGACTATGTTAAAAGAATACCTAAAAGACAAGCAAACTAAGGTAGTATTAGTCGTTTACGATTCAATTTTACTCGATTGCTCAGTTTATGATGAAAAAGGAACCTTATCGGATATTAAGAGCATATTAGAGGAGGGCGGGTATAGAGTCAAAGCCAAAAAAGGCGATAATTACAATTTTTAATACTAAGTCCCAACTATTTATAATGGAATATTTAGAACTAACCCAAGAACAATTGAAGAATAAGTTATTTTGCACGTTTTCGGCCAAAGATAAACTCGAAGATACGCTTACTACTATTAAAAGTGAGTATTCTATCATGTATAGTAAAATCTTTGTGTTAGAATCTGAAGACTCCGACGAGTATTTATGCACTTATAACATTGAAATTGACAATGGTAGTACTAGAATACTTCCAAACACGATTCTACTCCATAGAAAGAAAGAAAGCAACACGCTTTATACAATTAACAGCCTTAATTTATTAATTAAATCACTAAACGAAGGTGTATTAGATACATCCTTTCGTATTGACTGGCTAAACTACAAAAATACAATACTCCTAACTCAAGGAGAAGATCTCAAAAAGCTATCTACAAAGATTTACAAAATAGTAAACCTTTAGTTGCTATATTGAATCTTTATTTGTATATTCTTTAAGTAAGTATTTTTAATTAACAATAAAACAGACACAACATGGATTTATCTAGTATGAAGTCCAAACTAGCTGCCTTACAAAACCCTAGGCAGGGTGGTGGACAAAAGCGCGACATGAGTTTAATTTTATGGAAACCAACAGTCGGAAAACATTCCGTTCGTTTAGTTCCATCAGTAGTAGATGCATCAAACCCTTTTAAAGAGGTGTATGTGCATTACGGAATTGGCAACCGTACAATGATTGCCTTAAGTAATTTTGGAGAAAAAGATCCCATCGTAGAATTTGCTAAGCAATTAAAAGCTGCAGGTGATAAGGACAATTGGGTATTATCAAAAAAGTTAGAACCTAAAATGCGTGTATTTGCACCAGTTATTGTTCGTGGTGAAGAAGAAAAAGGTGTACGTTTATGGGAATTTGGTAAGCAAGTTTACCAAGAGTTGTTGAGTATTGCCGATGATCCTGATGTAGGCGATTACACAGATCCAATTCAGGGCCACGATATCACTATTGAAACAACTGATCCTGCTACAAACGGAACAAGTTACAATCAATCTAAAGTACGTGTTCGTACTAAGGCTACTCCACTATCTGATAACGCTAACGACGTTAAAAAGTGGTTGACTGAACAACCTGATGTATTTAGCATTTTCAAAAAGTATAGCTATGATGAGATGAAAGAGTCATTGCTACAGTGGTTGAATCCAGAAGAAACTGCAGATGAAACTGCAGAGCCGGTAATTGAAGCAACTCCAGCAAACGATATTCGTACTGAGGTAGAAGCTAAAGCAGCAGTTAAACCTGCATCATTTGCTTTAAGTACTAAGAAAAAAGCAAATATCGACGAGGAGTTTGACGAATTGTTTTCATTGAAATAAACAAAAAACAAAAAAGATGGCAACAAGTAGAAAAGCATCTCTCAATGAGAGTGTGGCTGGCGCTTTGAAAGGAACGTTTGATCTAGATAAATTCATCTCCTCAAAGAACTTATCAAGCACGTCAATTAAGATGAAAACCCAGCAATGGATTCCTTTATCCCAAGCCTTTCGAGATTGCTTATCCGTTCCAGGTATACCAATTGGTCATACTACTTTGTTAAGAGGTCACTCAGATACAGGTAAGACAACCGCATTATTAGAAGCAGCAGTAAGTGCCCAGAAAATGGGCATCTTACCTGTTTTTATTATTACGGAAATGAAGTGGAACTGGGAGCATGCTAAACAAATGGGATTACAAGTTGAGGATATTCCAGATGAGAATGGAGAGGTAGCAGATTACAAAGGTTTCTTTATCTATGTTGATAGAGAAAGATTAAATACAATTGAAGATGTAGCTGCATTCATTGCTGATTTATTAGATGAGCAAAAGAATGGTAGATTGCCTTACGATTTATTATTTTTATGGGATTCAGTAGGATCTATTCCGTGTAGATTATCTGTAGAGTCAAATAAAAACAATAATGAATGGAATGCAGGTGCAATGTCTCAGCAATTTGGTAATTTTATTAACCAGAAGATAGTATTATCACGTAAACAGAGTCAGCCATATACAAACACAATGCTAGCAGTAAATAAAATCTGGGTAGCTAAAGCTGAAAATATTATGGCTCAGCCGAAGATAGCTAATAAGGGAGGAAATACAATGTACTTTGACGCTTCCCTTGTTATTACTTTTGGTAACGTAACCAACTCAGGTACAAATAAAATAAAAGCAACAAAAAACGGCAAAGACGTTGAATTTGCTAAGAGAACAAAGCTTTCTGTTGATAAAAACCACGTCAACGATGTCACATCTGTAGGTAAAGTTCTAATGACAGCCCATGGTTTTATTGATGATACTAAACAAGCAATAGATGCTTATAAAAAAGAGCATTCTAAAAACTGGTTAAAAGTTCTAAATGCAACGGATTTTGATATTGTAGAGGAGACTGACGCTGATACTAAAGATTATTTTGATCCGACGGAAAATGAATAACAACCACTTCTATTCTTAAAGTTTGCGCTATTCACCTTTAATTATAATTAACTTTTAAACTCTAATATTATCACACGCATTAACATTGGTATCCCACCCAAGCAGCTTACTGATAAGCATGTAATGGCTGAACACAGAGAGTTAAAACGTATCCCAAACGTAGTATCAAGAGGCAGGTATAATCTTAAAACTGCACCTCCTCAGTTTACTCTAGGAAAAGGACACGTATCTTTTTTTTACGATAAGCTAGGTTATTTAAAAAAGCGCTACATTGAACTGTACAATGAATGTAGAGCAAGAGGTTTCAATGTCCAATGCTACTTAAACTCTTGGGATGGAGTACCAATTCAGTTGATGAACGATTATACACCAACTGAGAGAGATATTCAAATAGTAAGTGAACGGATAGCTGACCGGCTAGCCAATCCCTTAGCAAAGCAAAAAAAAGATGGATTACAGAAAAATGTTTGAACAAATGGAATCTGAACCAGTAACGACCTTGCATAAAAATAGCAAGGTTCTTATTGTAGATTCGTTAAATACCTTTCTTCGTAATTTTGTAGCAATACACCATTTGAATCCAAGTGGTGTACATATAGGAGGTTTAGCAGGTTTTTTGAAATCAATCGGAGCTGCTATCAGAGATATAGAACCTACAAGAGTTATATTAGTGTTTGACGGACATGGAGGTTCAACTAACAAACGTTACTTATATCCAGAATATAAAGCAAATAGACATATTGCCAAAATTTCTAATTGGGATGCTTTTGATAATCAAGAAGAAGAGTCAGAAGCAATCACTAATCAAATAGTAAGGCTAGTAGAATACCTAAAATGTCTTCCTGTGGATTTGGTTGCTATTGATAAAATAGAAGCTGATGATGTGATTGGTTATTTAGCTACCAGATTGCCTGAAAAGGTTGTAATACTTTCTACAGATCAAGATTATTTACAGTTAGTTTCTGATACTGTTTCAGTATATTCTCCTGTAAAGAAAACAATGTATAACCCAGCACAAGTACTCAAGGATTATAGTATCCCACCTCATAATTTTTTGACTCATAAAGTTATAATAGGAGATAAAGGAGATAATGTACCAGGTGTCAAAGGGATTGGTATGAAAACACTGGTTAAAATGTTTCCTGACTTGACAACAAATAAAATTGTAAGTGTTGGAAACCTGCTAGAACAGTGTAAAGGAAAGAAAGGAAAGTTTGTAGATATTTACAATTACAGACAGCAATTAAGCATTAATAAAAAGCTAATGGATTTGCAAGATCCCAACGTTCCTGAAGAAGACGCAGAGAGACTAGACGGATTATTAGACAATGCAAGAAATAATTTTGATCCTGTTGCTTTTATGCGATTATATAAGGAAGATCAATTAGGAAAGACTATATTAAACCCAAATGTCTGGGTTAATGAAATTTTTAGTAAATTATCAGAATACAAAATGAAATAAGTTATGGCAGTACTTAGTCAACTCAATAGTTATGGTGTAGGTTTTCAAATAAAAGTGTTATCAAGTTTACTTAAACACAGAGAGTTTTTACAAAATATACATGATATCCTAGAAGAAGAGTACTTTGATAATCCAGCACATCAGTGGATTGTAAAACAGATATTGCAGTATCACTACAAGTACCATGCAACTCCTACTAGAGAGGCTTTAATTATCGAAGCTAAAAAAGAAGATAATGAAGTATTAAAGATTTCTGTCGTTGAGCAGTTAAAAGAAGCTTATAAAATATCTAACGAAGATCAGGAATATATTGAACAGGAGTTCTCCAACTTCTGTAAAAATCAGCAACTAAAGAAAGCATTACTATCCTCAGTTGATCTACTTGAAAAAGGTCAATACGACGATATTAGATACTTAATTGATGCAGCTCTTAAAGCTGGTATGGATAAGAATATAGGACATGAGTATGAAAAAGGTGCAGAAGTAAGGTATAGAAAGGAAGAAAGAAAGGCAATACCAACCCCATGGCCTGTTATCAATGAATTATTAATGGAAGGGTTGGGAGCAGGTGATTTAGGATTAGTATTTGGGGGTCCTGGTAGTGGTAAGAGTTGGTTTCTAGCAAATTTAGGAGCTAAAGCTGTAGCTGAAGGTAAAAATGTTAATCACTACACCTTAGAACTATCAGAAATCTATACAGGAAAAAGATACGACTCCATCTTTACAGAAATAGACGTGAGAGAGCTATCTAAACATAGAGCTCAGATAGATGAAGTAGTAGGTAAAATAACAGGTAAATTAACTATTAAAGAATTTCCAATGGGGAAAGCTTCAATAGCAACAATTGAATCTCATATTCAAAAATGTACAGATTTAGGACATAAACCAGATCTTATTATTATTGATTATGTAGACTTATTGAAAGCTAAGCGTAAATCAATAGATAGAAAGGAAGAAATCGACGATATCTACATGTCCACTAAAGCTCTTGCAAGAGAAATTCAAACGCCAATTTGGACGGTTTCTCAGGTAAATAGAGCCGGTGCTAAAGATGATGTAATTGAAGGTGATAAAGCAGCAGGATCTTATAATAAAATGATGATTGCAGATTTTGCAATGTCTTTATCAAGAAAAAGACAGGATAAAACAAACGGAACTGGAAGAATACATATTATGAAGAATAGATACGGGGGTGATGGGATGACTTTTAGTGCAAAAATAAATACAAACAACGGTAGTATAGATATTAGCGATAAGGAAATGGGTGAAGGTGAGTTTGTTATAGATGAAGATACTACACAAAATAAGAAGATTGGCACTAGTTTTACATCAAGTGAAAGGAATTTTCTACGAACATCACTCTTTGAATTGTCCAAGTAG